GAATGGTGAGTCACTATATGTTAATCTAGTCATTAGTATTTGCCTCCTGTATTATTAACATCTAATACAGTTTCATTAGTTACGTTATCAACTAATTCTTTATATAATTCCTCATCATGTGTACATTCTATCTGATCTTTTAACTCATCATCTGAATAATCATTATACTCTTCTTTGAGTATATCAGTAACAAATTGTGCTAATGTTTTAGTGTCCATGTTATCAACAACTATCTCAACATACTGCTCAATTAGTTCATCTTTTTGAGAATTAGTTAATTCTTTTACCATAAGATTGTCCTCCATAAATGAAAAGAAAAAGGGGGAATTGCACCCCCTAAATGTTACTTAAACCTCATCATTATCTGATAGGTAGTCATCAATTACTGCTAGTAATTCATCACTTGTTTGTGCATCTTCCAATAGATTGAATAGTGCAACTTCTGAATTAAACGCCATGATAAAGTAATAAGTTAATTAACAATTAAGCAGTTTAGTGACTTACTTAAGGTCATAATGTGTTATCTTAAGTATAGATAACCACCTGCCCATCCTGTATAATCAGGATCATGTAATTTCTCCCTATCTGATATAATCCTTAGATCATATCTAACAATTTTAGCGGGAGATTTCCATGATGCAGGTTTATAAACTTCACCAGTGTTTCTATCAACAAAGGCATGAACACTACCATCTTTATATACATTTCTGTCTTGGAATGTGTCGTATTCTTGTGATATAATTTTGATATACTTACGACCAAATTCCATACGAAACTTCATAAGATTAGCAGTTCCATTGTTTACATTTTCCAACTGTTTTTTAGAGTAGTCAGAATCACCTCTTTCATACATTCTTATGGAATGTTGTTTATAGTTTTCTTCCAAACTTCTGCAATATCTCCACACCCACTTTTCAATCTTTTGATCTAAAGTAAGTCTTTCATCTGGAAATACTGCAATTGTTGGAATAGCAACGGTCATAAACTCTCCGATTAAATGTGAAATAGTGTTGAGGATTTGTGTTCCCTCACTATAGGGACACTTTAGACGAGACAGTTTCTATTACCGAACCCGATTAAAGTTAGCACAACTAAAATATTCTCTATCAATTATCTTAAATGTACCAAACTCATTAACGATTACATAACCTTCATGGTCACATACTTCATCCTCAATATAACATTCAACATCATCAAATCTCTCAATTAAATCAAACATATCATGCTTAATTGACTGTACTAATTTCCATAAACGATACACGTTTACATCTACATTGTTATCATGTGCAAGTGCCTCTTGAGTTATATCATCAATATCAATTCTTCCACGAATACATGTATTTAATTGCTGCTTAATCTTCTTGACTTGTTTATCATCAGGGAAATCACATAAAGTTGCAATTTGTCTTGCAAATTTGCATCTTTCGATTATACTATCTCTTTCACTACTAATTGTTACTTTAGGTGTCCAATATAATACATTCTCATCACTTTCCAACTCATATTCTAGTGGATAAGCAACAGCATCTCTTAAATCTTTCTCTGCTATGTAATAAGTATGAGGTGCAATTATGATTTCTTGGTGGATTTCTTCGGGGAAATCGTAGGTGATTGTATTAGGACAGAAAGTAAAATCGCCACCAAAACCGATAAAATCACCTTGGAAGATACCAGTTGTAGGATGAATATTATCAAGGCACTTATGGAGAATATCTGCCACTTTTCCTTGATGATTTCGGTCAATTTCTCTATGGTCATGGTTAATCTTTATGAGTTTCTTATTAAAAACTGATTTAGTTCCTACAAAGAATTTATTATTTGTAGGATTTGTACCCCAAACTATTGCTGGAGAACCATCAATCTTTGTTGAGATAGTACCATCATTAACAAACCAATCTAATACAGATAAGTTACCATTAAGGATGGAATCTTCAGGATGTTCAATGTGAGTGTTCTTCATAATAATTCTATCATAACATAAAAAAGAGGTCAAATATGACCTCTAAAGTGACAGTTTCTCAACTGATTTTAAATGCTAGTTTAGCAAACCCTTCGAGGTAGATTAGAGGGAGAATTGCTAACTCAAAACCATCTAATTGGTTTAGGTTTCTTCTCACTTTCTCTACTGATTTCACTTCTTGCTTAACAACAACTGGTTCAGACTTTACTGGTTGCTTAACAACAACTGGTTCAGATTGCACAGGAGTTGGTGTTACTTTTGAAGCGGATTTTCTGGGTTGCTTAACTGTTGTTGATGCTTTACGAGTTCTTCTCTTACGAGTAGCAGTAGCAGCAGTAGGCATAATTACCAAAAATCAAAGAATAAAAATGAAACAAGATTAGGCGAATCTTTTTAGGTTTTTCTCTGAGATCTCTAGTCTCAGTAACCTAACCTTGTCTCTACACTATAGGGACACTTTAGGCGAGACAGTTACTATAAATTACCGTTCTTCCACTAATTGAATATCTGCTTTAGAATATGCGTCTTCCCATGTAGTAAATACTGCTCGTTTTTGATACTTAACTAATCTTTTATTCTCTGTTTGTGTTACAAAGTTATATTTTCCTAGTTTATTATAATACAAATCCTCAACATATTTACCACTATCTTCTATTTTAGTCCAATCAGTACTTAATAACTTATATGCACCAATCTTTCGTGGGTAAATGTGATCTTTGCTCCTTTTTACATTAGGTTTGAGTGATTCAACCGAGGATAATCCAGTCCATAATAATTCTCTTTCATTCTTATTTGGTAATCTAAAGATAGCACAACCTATCTCATATTCTAATAACATAATTCCCTTTACATTACCATTTTCAACATATTTGTTATATAATGGTTGTAATGCAATTACACTATCAGCAAGAACTTGAAAAATAATCATTTTGTTGCAACAGAAATAGCGGGTAATCCTTTATTAAACACAGTATCTACAACAGCATTTATTCTCTTACTGGTGCTAATTCCTACTTTATCATAACAAGGAACGACCACTAATCCGTATGCTTTAGTATCATCACCTTTTCTAATTACCCTGCCTATTGTTTGACATATTCCAATATAATCCATGTTTCTTAAAAACAATGCTGCCTCTAATCCTTTAACATTAATACCTTCAGAGAGAATACTGTGATGCAAAACTATAAATCTCTTTTCCTTATCTTCTCCCCATTCATGTAAAGTATTAAAGAAATTTTCTCTATTAACTTTCTTCCCATCAACAAATGCTCCATGCTTTGCTGTAATATAGAGAAGAGAATATCCTCTCAATTTCATCTCATTAACAAAGTCAGTTTGCGACATTAAATCTACAATCTGTTTTGTTTTTCTTGCACAAACTAATATTTTATTAACATTTGTTTCATCTATTGTTGATATTAAGTGGTCACAATCCTTTTCCCATGAATGTCTGCTATCATCAACAACATCTATCTCCTTTATTAATACTTTAGGTGGTAAGATGTGTCCCTTTTGTACTAATTCAGGTGCAGGAATGTTGCATAATACTTTACCATAAATGTCCTCATCATTCATTCCTATTTTATGTGGAGTTTTAGAATGTTTAGGAGTTGCAGTAAAGAAATAGCAACGTTTTGCATACATTGAATAATATTCAGTAGGTACAACAAAATGTTTCTGAACACTATTATGTGCTTCATCAAAATATATTGTATCTACCTCAATATCTGCCTCTTGTATTCTATTAAGAGAATGATATGTAGAGAATATTAACTTATTAAATCTGTAATTATCTTTCACCCATTGTTTAATAGCATCACAATTTGTTGTTGTTTGATGATGAGTTTCTCCTGAATGTACATGCAATACTTTATGCTTAAGCATTGGATGTGTATCAAGATAACTAACAAAATCCTCACATAATTGCTGTGCTAATAATATTCTAGGTGCAACGATTACAATGGTTTTTCTATCGGGATCTTTTAAAATTACATCCCAGTCACAACTATTAAATTCACGCTCTGCATCTTTAATCATACACATAGTCTTACCACCACCAGTGGGGACTATGATTTGACCTTTATTCTTTTGACGCAAAGCATCAATTACTGTTGCTTGATGTTCACGAAGTTCAATCATTAAATAACAATCAATACAGTAATTATACCATAGAAATTACTTTAACGCCATCACAGACGCTTCTAGGTACACTATAGGGACAGTTTAGGCGAGACAGTTATTTACTTTTTTTATGTGCTTTCACGAAGTTTCTTGCTGATGTTTCATTTCTACAAACTTTCAACATTTCACCCTCATGTATCACTCCTAATTTAGTCTTACTTCCCATAATTGGAATGGCGTAGTATCCATCATTAGTAGCAAATCCACGATCACAATCTTTATAGAAACGTGCAATAGATTGTAGTTCTTTCTTATCAGTCATTAGCAAATAGTTACTTTTCTTTCATTTAATCTCTTTTGTATTAGTTTACCATATTCTTCATGCAATTCGCAACCTATGTAATCTCTTCCTAACTCTTTTGCTACAAATGCAGTTGTACCACTACCCATAAA